TACGACTTGAGAGGCAATTATAACTTCACCCTTGGTAACTCTCCTACATATTCTAATGGTAATAGCGGTAAATTCAAGTTTAATGGTGTTAATCAGTGGGCCGGTGGCGGACCAAACCTAGCCACATCAAGCTGCTCGGTTGTTGTTATTCAGAGATATGCTACTAATAACAATAGCGCTAGAGGTAGAGTTACTTCGGCAAATGGTAATAACTGGCTCTTGGGGATGATTGGTAATAACACATCAGTTTACCACCCCTCTGCGTGGGTTACTGCTAACTCATCTGGTACTGACACTGATTGGCACATTCATGCATGTAGAGAAAACCACCCTAGCGATTCTAGAATCTTTTATGACAATAACGTAGCACCTGCTGGGCAAAACGCCGCGGCGGGCTTTAACGGACCGAACGGGATTAGCCTAGGTAGATTTGGTAGAGACGCCAGTGAATATTCAGATAGTGAAGTAGCAGTGCTTCTGGTTTACAATAGAGTAATAAGTACAGCAGAGTTAACTACTATATTCGATTTCTATAAGGGTAGATTTGGAATTTCTTAAAGGGTAAAATTAATGTCTAATGAAGGCGCATTTGGTGATGTAGCAACGATTTACCACACATAAATACATATAAAACACAACTCAGAAGAAATAAATGTAAATAAAATATGAATGAAATTATACCTAAAAAAGATATACCACAACATGTTCATAATGAATACGATGAAGACCTCGACCTCGTAAGGAAGACACTCAGGTCTCTCCTTATGTCAGGTGAGGAAGGACTCCAACTCGCGCAACGGGTCGCTGAGGAGTCAGAGCATCCTCGTGCTATTGAAGTGTTGACGGGTATGATAAAACAACAGTCTGAGAATGCTGGTAAGTTGATGGATATGCATAAGAAGCATAAGGATATTAACACCACCACGTCAGAGACTACATCTAAACAACCCGTGAATAATAACCTTATCATTTCAGATACATCTGATTTTCTCAAGCGTCTAGAGAATATGGACAAGGTCATCGAAGAAGATGAATGAGTCACTCGGATATCTCGGCAACAGTAATGTTAAGAGGGATGGCGTTCAACAACAATATACTGAGCATGAGCAAAGAGAATATATTCGTTGTAGACAAGACCCAGTATATTTTGCTGAAAATTATGCCAAGGTAGTAAACCTCGATAAAGGTCTGGTCCCTTTCAAACTATATCCATATCAAAGGGATATGTTTGAGCATTTCAAAAACAACAGATTTTCTATTGTATTGGCTTGTCGTCAGAGCGGTAAGTCCATTTCATCTGTTATCTATATTCTATGGTATGCCTTATTCCATTCGAATAAAACCATTGCTATTCTAGCCAACAAAGGTGATACGTCAAGAGAGATGTTATCACGGCTGTTATTGGCTTTGGAGAATGTACCGTTTTTCCTTCAGCCTGGTGCTCGAGTATTGAATAAAGGTTCAATGGAGTTTTCGAATAATACGAAAATTGTGGCCAGGTCTACATCAGCATCGTCTATTCGTGGTATGTCTATTAACCTACTATTTCTAGATGAGTTTGCATTCATTGATAACGATGCAGTATTCTATACCTCAACATATCCTGTGGTCGTGTCAGGACAGTCTACTCAGGTTATTATTACCTCAACAGCAAATGGTATTGGTAATACGTATCATAAGATATGGACTGGGGCTGTTCAAGGTGTAAACTCATATAAACCGTTTCGTATTGACTGGTGGGATGTCCCAGGTCGTGATGAGAAATGGAAAGAAGAGACTATTGCCAATACATCAATGTTACAGTTCAAACAAGAGTTCGGTAATGATTTCCTCGGACATGGTGATACACTTATATCAGGTGAGGCATTACTCAAACTCTCGGCATTAAACCCTATATATGAAAAAGGTCATGTAAATGTATATGAAGAGCCGATAAAAGGTCATGACTATATTATGTCTGTTGATGTAGCTCAAGGTCGTGGACAAGACTATTCTACATTCAATATTATTGATGCATCTGTTACTCCATTCAAACAAGTCGCGACATTTAGAAACAATAAGATATCACCTATATTACTACCTGCTGAGTTAGTCAAATGGGCAAAGATATATAATGAAGCATTTATTATTGTAGAGAGTAATGACCAAGGCGCGTTGGTTACTACAGGACTTCATTTTGACTTTGAGTGGGAAAACATGTTCAATGAGTCATCGGTAAAGTCTGATAAACTCGGCTTGAGAATGACAAGAAAAACAAAGAAGGTTGGTTGTTCTAACCTCAAAGACCTTATCGAAGAAAGTAAACTTGAAATATGTGATGAAGAAACCATTAAAGAGTTATCCACGTTTGAAGTAAGTGGAACATCATATGAAGCATCTAAAGGTAACCATGATGATATGGTAATGAGTCTTGTTTCGTTTGCATGGTTCGCTACCGAGAATAACTTTGTTGATATTGTTGATGTCAATGTAAAAGAAATGTTATATAAAGATAAGATGCGGCGAATAGAAGAAGAAATGGTTCCATTCGGTATTATTGACAATGGACCTGTTCAGAAAGAAGTTACATACGAGAAAATAGATGGTGATGTGTGGGCTCTTGATACTACAGAATGGGCATAAATATATACCCTCAAAATACATAATATTATAAATAATATAGTATTGAAAATAAACGCATTATGTCTACATATTATTCATACTAAAAAGAGGACTAACAAATGGCTTTATTCGCGCCTTCTGAGTCTCCTGCAGTAATTATTAAAGAAATCGACCTCACCGGTGGTGTACCTAACGTACAGACTACGACGGGTGTTTTTGTCGGTGACTTTAACTGGGGCCCTGTAGATAAACCGACTTTAGTAGACAACGAAGCAACACTTGTTTCTAAATTCACGACTCCTGACACAACAAACAATATCGACTTCCATGTTGCTAATTCTTTCTTGACATACTCAAGTAGCCTGTATGTCATTCGCGCAGTCGATTCAAACGCAGTTAACTCATATGATACTGGTGCTGGTACGTCCGCTCCAACTATTAGAGAAAGAGATCATTTTGATACTCAGTTCGCTGCACTAGATTCTGATGGACATACATTCATCGCTAAATACCCTGGAACCCTGGGTAATAACATTAGCGTTCAAATGTGTCCATATGACTCTGCTGACGCTATCTTCGATGCATGGACATATGCATCCTCGTTCGATGCTGCACCAACCACATCAACATATACATCCAACTTAAACGCGTCTAACGACGAAGTTCATGTTGTTGTAATTGATGAAGACGGTGGTATTACAGGCACGCGCGGAAGTGTTCTCGAAACATTCCCGTACCTTTCCCTGGCATCCGACGCAAAGAATACCGATGGTTCAACTAACTATGTAATTGACGTACTGAACAAGCGCTCCAACTATGTATGGAGTGTAGGTTTTGACTCTGACTACACAGTTGGTAATGCAGGTACTGCAGTAACCAATGGTAAAAACTACAAGCTTGCTGCAGCTGCAACCAAGTCAGTATCATTGGCTTCAGGTGCAAATGTAACTGCGTTGAGTACTAGTAACTACAACACTGCATATAACTTAGTATCAGACCCTGATACATATCAGGTTGACTTCCTTATTGCTCCAGCACTTCCTGCTTCTATTGCGAATGCTGATGCGATTGTTGAAAACCTTATTACACTTGCTGGTGTAACACGTAAAGACTGTATCGTTGTGGCATCTCCTCCAAAGGACGATGTTATTGATACTATCACGCCAATTGACGACACTACAACATTCGTCAATGGTTTAGCACCAAGCTCATACACCTTCTTTGATAATCAGCAAATCAAGGTATTCGATAAGTTCAATGACGAGTTTATCTGGATTCCTGCTTGTGGTGCTACCGCCGGTCTCATCGCTAAGTCTGATAGAGATACCGCACCGTGGTTCTCACCTGCTGGTACAACACGAGGTGTATATAATAATGTAGTTGCGTTGGCATATAACCCAACTAAACTGCAGCGTGATACTCTGTATAAAGCAGGTATTAACCCTATCACAAACCTTCCTGGCCAAGGTGTAACACTCTGGGGTGATAAAACACTCCTCCGTCGTCCATCTGCATTCGATCGTATTAACGTACGTCGTTTGTTTATCACTCTTGAACGTGCTATCGGGCGTGCAGCTCGTAACGTTCTCTTTGAGTTGAACGATGAGTTTACGCGTGCTGAGTTTGTCAATATTGTTGAACCAGTATTGAGAGATGTAAAAGGTCGTCGTGGTATTACTGACTTCAGAGTTGTTTGTGATGAAACAAATAACACACCTGCAGTCATTGACCGTAATGAATTCGTTGCCAATATTTTCATCAAGCCAGCGCGCTCGATTAACTACGTAACTCTTAACTTCGTAGCTACTCGTACCGGTGTTGATTTTGAAGAAGTTGTTGGTCGTCAGTTTTAATAAGAGGAGATAAAATAAAATGGCAGTATTAGGAATCGATGATTTCAAAGCCAAGTTGAAGGGTGGCGGTGCTCGTCCTAATCTCTTCAAGGCAGTGTTGAACTTCCCTGGTTTCGCTGGTGGTGATGTTGAGTTAGCGTCTTTCATGTGTAAGACCGCTCAACTTCCTGCATCAACAATGGCAGCTATTTCAGTACCATTTCGTGGTCGTCAGCTGCAAATCGCGGGTGATCGTACATTCGAACCATGGACAGTTACCGTGTTGAATGACACTGACTTCGCTATTCGTAACGCGTTCGAGCGGTGGTCTGCTGGTATTAACGGACATTCTACTAATGAAGGTCTTGTTAACCCAGTTGATTATCAGGCAGATATGCTTGTTGAACAGTTAGATAAAGACGGAAGTGTTCTCAAAACATATAACTTTAGAGGGTGTTTCCCAACTACTATTTCAGCTATTGAACTTGCATATGAAACCAATGATACTATCGAAGAGTTCACGGTTGAACTTCAGGTACAGTATTGGGAGTCTGAAGGAATCACTAACTAAAAACCTGGTATAAATATATACTAATGGGGAGGGGAAAATAAAAACTCCCCTCCCCTTTTTTTGTATTCGGAGAATGTAATGGCAGAAGAAAATAACGGTTTGAATATATTTGGATGGACGCTGTCTAAATCCAACAGAAATAAAAAAGATGAAGATGCTGTATTACCATCTATCGTTGCTCCGACGGATGAGGACGGTGCTGGATATGTTACTATATCCTCAGGAAGTTCTGCATATAACCAGATACTTTCCTTCGACCTTAACTCTAAAACCATCAAAGATGACAGGCTTCTTATTTTAAAATACAGAGAAGCTGCAATGCATCCTGAAGTAGACCAAGCAATAAACCATATTATTAATGAGGCTATTTCATCTGACCAAGAAGCTACACAACTAGACCTTGATAAACTAGATGCGTCTGCATCTATTAAAAAGAAAATAGAAAGTGCATATGACGAAGTCATTAGAATGCTTGACTTCAATAATAATGCAGCTGATATGTTTAGGCGTTTTTACATCGATGGTCGTTTATATCACCACCTTGTTGTTGATGGTGACAGAGAAAAACTCGGTATTCAAGAAATACGATATATTGACTCTGTTAATATTAGTAAAGTAAAAGAAGTAATAAAAGAAAAAGACCCTAAGACACAAGTAGAAGTTGTCGTCGGTGTCAAAGAATATTACATATATGAGCCTATTGTAAACCAGTCGCATTCGGCATCGACTGTAGCTCAGAAAAATGCTATCAAGTTATCAAATGACTCTGTGTCGTATGTTACCTCGGGTGTAACAGACACAACACGGTCACGTGTGGTTGGTCACCTTGATAAGGTACTGAAGCCGCTCAATCAGTTACGTATGATGGAAGATGCTCAGGTCATTTATCGTTTGTCACGTGCTCCTGAACGTCGTATCTTCTATGTTGATGTCGGTGGTCTTGGTGCTAACCGTGCTGAAACATATATGCGCGATATCGCTGC